TTGCCTCAGTCCAAAGTTGTACTCAGTCCAGAACTCCACTCATCAAAACTCTGTTACACCCCTGCGTCATACTTCTACCCATGCGAGCGACAATGCTTGACATACTGTTAGTGGGTCATGTAAGGTAGTGCCATGTCAAACCTACTCATTTACGCAACAGCAATAATGTTCGGGATAGTGGCAACACCACACGCCGAGCGTCTCATCAAAAAATACAAAGACACAAAAGACGAATACAAGAAAATGTGGTCGGAATGACGACCGTAAGCGTGATAGTGATACTGCTTATCATTATCGGCGCACTCTAAGACCCCCTGAGAGAGCCCCTGCCTAACGGTGGGGGCTCTTTTTTATGCCCGTGTGACGACTTTCACGCCAAAATGTCTGACCAAGCGCACTCTAGGTGTGTCTACCTATGTATGAAACAACACACCAAGACACTCATCAACGGGATAGAAACATCTCGCAAGGTTGGTTGGGCAAAGTACTACGCCCTTCGCACAGAGAACGACCACCTCAAATGGTTGATACGGTTACTCGTTAGCCGAATACTCCACTCCACCCGTCTGCCCGTAGATGACGAACTTGTGGTGCTAGCCAAAGAACTTGCGAAAGCCATCTGAGAAGACCCGTTGCTCAACGCCACAGCCCCGCTGTAGCATTGAGGTGTGCTACAAGACCGGATGTACCTGCCGTCGGCAGCAAAGCGAATGGAACTCGCTGATGACCATTTAGTGCTAAGTTTCCCGTACGACCCGCAAGAAGTAGACAACGTGAAACTCATCCCGGGGGCGAAGTGGGACAAAGTTGCTCGTGTCTGGCGCGTTCCGATGTCCAGCATCGGGTTTGCACGGGACTTCGGTTATAAGCACGACTTCACCATTGACCCTGAAGTACTAAAGTTTGACCTCCCAGCCCCAGTCACGAAGAACTCAGGTGTCTACCGAGAAGGTGAATGGATTTTTCTTGGCTTTCAGTACGACCCTGTAAAAGTCCGTGCCGTCAAGTTGCTTCCAGGCGTCACGTGGCATCCCGATTCCAAAGCCTGGAAAGTCCCGGCTACAGCAATCCGTGAAGCTATCAGGTGGGGCGAGACGTTCGGCGAAAAGATACAAGAAGGACTTATGGAGGAAGCCGATGAACTAGATGCCGCACGCAGCGCAGCAATCGCATCATCAAAAGCACAGGATGCCGAACTTGAAATCCCTACACTTAAAGGAAGTTTGTTGTCGTACCAGAAAGCGGGTATCGTTTACGCCTCAAAGGCAAAGCGGTGTTTTATCGCAGACGACATGGGTCTTGGAAAGACCATGCAAGCAATCGGAACACTGGAACACACTGAGAGTTTCCCAGCAGTTGTTGTCTGCCCACCGAGTTTGGTGCTGAACTGGCGAGACGAAATCAATAAATGGCTCCCGCACCGCAAAGTTGCGTATGTGACCAACCGTTCAGAGTTTCCTGAACCACTTTCTTACGATGTCCTTATCATCGGGTACAGCAACATTGACCATTGGGGAAAACTCCTAACTGGTCATACTGGCTACGTCTTTGACGAGTCGCACTATGCAAAGACACCGACGGCGAAGCGAACAAAATCTGCCATCAAGATGGCAAGGTCAGCCCCGGATGATGGACTTGTTTTGTGTCTTACGGGGACACCAATTACGAACCGTCCTGCTGAATATGCCGCACAGCTCGATATTCTCGGCGTACTCAATAAGTTCGGCGGTCTATGGGGTTTCTACCGGCGCTATTGCGGTGCGTTTCGTGACCGATTCGGACAATGGCATGTTGATGGCGCGACAAACCTGGAAGAACTCAACGACACCCTTCGCTCTCTCTGTTATATCCGCCGCACCAAGGAACAGGTGTTATCGGAACTTCCACCCGTACGACATTCGCGCATGATTGTTGCCGGCTCTTCTGCTGCAATGAAAGAGTATGCGGAAGCCCGTGCCGACATCGTGCAGTACCTTGTTGACCGTGCGCGAGAAATTGCTTTAGAAATAGGTGCATCTCCATACTCGGCAGCAGTTCGTACGCGTATCCGTGCTGAATCCCATGAGCACCTTATGCGCATGTCTATTCTCCGTCGTCTCGCTGCTACAGCGAAACTGGAGGCAGCCTTCGAATGGGTTGATGAAAAGATTGGTGCCGGAGAAAAAGTTGTAGTTGCCGCACACCACCGAGACATCGTCGACACAATCGCTAATCATTATTGCGGGCTGAAGATTCAGGGCGGAATGAGCGTGGAGGATGTACAGGCGGCTAAAGCTGCGTTTCAGAACGGCAATATCGATGAAGCCCCAGTGATTGTGTTGTCAATCCAAGCCGCAAAGACAGGACACACGCTTACTGCTGCACAAGAGGTGCTCTTCGTTGAGCTTCCGTGGACCCCGGCAGACGTTGACCAAACATATAGCCGCTGTCATCGAATTGGGCAAAAGGGCTCAGTTATGGCGACGTACCTATTGGCTGCTGGAACCATCGACGAAGAGATGTACGCACTCATCGAGTCCAAGCGTGGAGTTGTAAATGCCGCAACTGATGGCTCTGACATGGTGGAGCGCGCCGTAGCTGAAGATATCGTGATGGACCTATTGCAATTGGGTCTTGACTACGGCAAGGAGTAACGGTAAGATATGGGTATGCGAAAGGAAATAAAAATGAGCGTTCCGACAACAGAAGAAGGCTGGCAACTCGAGATGGAGATTCTCCAGATGCTGGAAGATGGTCTGATTGAGATTTGCGGAGATAACAATAAGGGCGAGCCACTGTTGCGTATCACTGAAAAGGGTCGCCGCATGTATGAGGCTTTGGAGACAGACCAGAACAATGGAGATAAATAAGAAAGCTGCGCCGCAACGCGCTGTTTTAGAAATCTCCCGTACGGGTGGCTGGGGCAAAGTCGTATATGCCCATCGGCTAGAGTGCCGGCATACCGAGTATCGCAAGAGAGCGCTCACGACCAAAAAGATTGCTTGCACTCTTTGTGCAAAGGCAGAAGTCGCCGAGCAGATGGTTAGGGAGTTGATTGCATCTGGTCCAGCTGAGTACGCAGAGCCGGTATGGACAGACGAAATGTTCTCCGACATCGCAACACTGGAAACAGATATAGGCAATCTGCGCGCATCGATGGCCTCTGCGTTACAAGTCAGCGCTGATGCCGTTGACGTTGTTTCTACTCAAACAGACGAGGGAATGGCAATATCGTACGTGGTTGTGTTCTTTGATGCCGAGCAGGCAGGCAGAATCGCAAGGGGCTCACTCGGGCCCGAGTAAATCCTGTTCTTGCTGGATTGTGTATGCGCGCGTTCCTGGTCCGATTGGATTAACCGAAGTGATGTTGATTTCGTGGATGAGCAGATTGCGAATCAACCAGTGAAGAGGGTATGAACGCGGGTCTTTAACATGTTTTTTGCGGAACTCTGCGCAGTAAGCCCGTGCACGAGTTTTGAGGCCTGGAGTAGCCATATTGTCCTCAATGCATCGCTTGACTCCATCCCACCCGTCTTGCGCATATTGCATGATTTGTTTTTCAAGGTCAAACTCAGTCCATAGCCGGCGTTGAGCGTCGATATGTGGGAAGCATTCGTATAGGCGGTCGTAGAACTCTGGCTCAGTTGCGATGACATCACCAATACGTCGAATGGCGACAGCATGGAGAGGAATACCAACCCGTGTATTGCTGCCCGTAAGTGCGGCAAGGTCGTAATACTTGCAGTACTCTGCTCCGTGTTCTTCCGAGATGAACTTCAGCACGTCGTCTGTTGTCCAGTCGTAGATAACTTTGGCGAACCGCAACGGAATATTCTTTTTCATGCGGAAAGGAATAACAATGTAATTCTCATGTAGCTTCTGCACGCAAGAGCGATAACGAATCATCGACTCGTTTGCACGAACACCGGTGATGAACGCGACACGGCCTTTTTTCCCTTGCATTGTGTAGTAGTCGACCGATTCAGGTATTGATTTTGATGGGTCTAATCCGAAATGTTCAGCACGGATTGCCCACGACGGCATTGGTCGTATGAGTCGGTCGTTCTCTTCGCGGAACTTGGACCAAAGCAGACAATACTCACGCCGGCCAAGAACCCAAACCTCAGCGCCGTATGGAAGGCAATACCATTCCATGTCAACCCAGTCGTAGTTGCGAACTTTTTCTACGAACTCGATGACGGCAGGGCTAACCATCTCTTCATCACGGAAGATGACTTTGACTGGCCCTAGTCCGCGCTCTTCATGAATCTCTTTTGCAAGATAAAGAACAGCGGTTGAGTCTTTACCGCCTGAGAACTGGACACAAACAGTGTCGAATGTGTCATAGACATGACGCATTCTTTCACGTGCAGCATCGACGCAGTTCATATCGAGAAAGAGACGCTGACGTGTCAAATGCGATTCTCCAAATCATTTACACGGGCAGTAAGTTCGTTCATAAATTCTGCCGTTAGAACTGAGCCATACTCAAGTTCTGGAATTGGTTCCTTTTTGTCGCGTGCAAAGTCCATAATTGCTTTGGTGGCAAATAACGGTGCGGCTGCAGCAAGAATCGAGCCCTTTGAAAGGAAGTTGCGTCGGTTCATGATGCAACAATAGGCCAAACGTATTCAGCGGCAGGGTTATCTACCCAGCCGAATTGCGAATAGTGTTCAGGGAACTTGCGAAGCAGGTTTGAACGGTGGCTTGAGTGCACGCGGTCGTCTCCCCACCATGATGGTAAGTCTGTGTCGTCTGCGCAGCCAAGAGCAGAAATCTTTTCGCGGCACGTGTCTTTGTATCCAAGAGCAATCCATGCATCGCACATCGCGATACCATAGGCAATCAACCCGCTCTCATGACCAGCCCACATCTTTGTAGCTGGATGATTCTTCCAACCCGCTTTACCGAGACCGGTGAGTGAGTTGAGAATTTGCAATGTCTCGACACGTTGTTTGCCTAAACGGCGATAGTCAAGAACGTTTGCGCTTTGATGGAAGTCTGGATACGGAACGAATGTTTGCATTTCCCCAGCATACCCGTACTGTGTAGACTATGCAAATGAAGAAAAAGCATTACGAGGTTTACGAATTTGACGCTTCCGGAGACGGTACTGATGTTTGGCAGGCTATTTGGGATAAGTCTGAAACAGTAACCATTTACAGAGGTACAAAGTCAGATGAACAAATTTGTGTCACCCGTATGCAAACAATTCACATTGTGCGCGGGAAGAAACGATTCACCGTTAATGAATTCTTGCAACTAGTAGATGACTACATTTCTGAAACTGCACATCTCGAACAGAAGTACAAATAAATAAATTGGGGTGACCCGGGTAAGAAAGGAAAAAAGAACCCGGGTCACCCCAGATTGCGGAGCCGCTCCTAGGTCCGGTCGGAGTAGGAAACGTTCTTGCACAACCTGACAGCATTCTATACACAGGTTGCCCGGTGATAGAGTAAGGGTAAGGAGATTTTTTATGGCACACGAACTTGAAGTAGTTGGCGATAAGGCCAAAATGGCCTACGCCACAGGGGACGGAAGAATGCCCCCATGGCACAGGCTCGGAACGCCGATGTCTGGCCTCCAGACGATGGAAGCAATGCTCGAAGCGGCGGAAGCTGATTACGACGTGATTCTCACCCGTGTCGCAGCCGTTGATGACAATGGGGATTTGATTCGCAACGCAGACGGTTCGGTAGTGATTATTGAGGACAGTCGCGCAACAGTTCGCCAGAACATTGATGGGTCGTTCAACCCACTTGCGACTGTTGGAACGAGATACGAAGTCAGACAAAACCGTGAAGTTCTTGAGCGAGCTCTTGCAGTCGTTGGCGCATCAGAAGGCGATGCTGTAATGGATACTGTTGGTGTTCTTCGGAACGGAGCGCGCTTCTTCGCAACTATCGAGCTTGGTGGTCTCGTGATTGACCCAGCTGGGGTTAATGACAAAATTGCCCGATACCTAGTTGTATCTGCTGGCCACGATGGCATATGGCCAATTCGTTATGCGAATACAGATATCCGTGCTGTTTGCAATAACACCGTTGTCCTTGGTTTGAAGCACGCCCAGCGAGTGTTCACGGCACGCCACACAAGGAATGTCGATGGCGCAATTGAAGACGCACGACGCGTTCTTGATATCTCCGTGCAGTGGGCTGAGTCATTTGCTCGGGAAGCAGAACGAATGCTGTCGATTGGTGCTCCGCTTGGAGGAAAGAAGATTGACGCAGTGATTTCTGCGGTATTCCCTAAGGAACCGACAGAAACGGATAGACAAAGAAATAATCGTGAACAGATGTACGAAATGATTCGCAATATCTACTTGAATGACAGAAACGCTGGTAAGTACGGCTTTAATGGCTGGTCTTTGTACAATGCCATTGTTGAATACATTGATTTTTATCGTTCAAGCGACCCGGTAGCTGGTGCGATAGCAGCTATGGATGAAAATTCATCTGGAACACAAAAAAAGATGATTGCTCACCGCGCGGTGGTATCATAGAATTATGTCGGACGCAGGCGGCCCATTCGAGTGGGATGAAGAAAACGAGCCTGTATTTATTAGCGACGAAGATTTTGACGACCAGCCCGAAGCGATGGCAATAGAAGAGTTCCGCCGGATGATGCTGCATGACAGAATCATTTCTGATTTCGTGAACGAGGCGTGGGAAGTTGGTGGTATAGATACAATCACTGAAGTTCTTAGCCACATTGAGCGCAAAGTTGGATGGCGAACAGAAATACTTGCAACATCAGGCGCTCTAGACGACATAATGCTTTATGAGCACGAAACATTCAACCCGTTGGTCTGGGATTTTTACACTAATTCCGACGAGCATGAACAGCTCATTTATGATGTTGTATATGAATCTGAAATAGCCATGAGAAAGTTTGCACGTCGTCTTGCCGGCAAGGAAACGACAAAGGACCGCTTTAAAGAAGTAGGCCGCAAGCTCGCCAAGAAATTGATGAGATTTTTCGACTAAACCCTTGCATTCTGTTCTCGGTCCTTGTATCTTGATTGCATGAACTCGGGGAACACAAAGAAAAGTAAAGTAAGTCAAGGTAAGCTGGATGTATATTCCGAATTAGAGCTGTTCTTTCCGAAAATCCCTGTTCCGGATTTTCGTGGTGACTGCAAAGGAATGCCAACTGACTGGTGGTTCCCGGAACACGCCCCATCGGGTAACGAAAACGAAAAGTATGAAAGCGCGCGAGCTATCTGCGCTGGGTGCGCGGTTAAGAGTGAATGTTTGGATTTCGCCATCTCGTTTCCGAACTTGCAGGGAATGTGGGGAGGAATGTCTCCACGGCAACGAGTTGCAGAACGTCGCCGACGCTACCGAGCAAGCTTGCGAGTTAAGAAGTAATGCCTTCACAGCAGGTACAAGAAGCGCTTGACCGCTTGGATGGGGTTCATCAATCGTCCCCAACGCAGTGGTATGCGCGCTGCCCATGTCGAACTGATGATGAAAACCCGTCCCTAAGTATTGGTGAGGGCTCTGGTGGTGAACTGTTGATGACCTGTCACTATGGAGACCCGTGCAACTACCAAGAGATTCTCGATTCGCTTGGTGTGAGCGGGAAACAGGTAAGCGTCCGCAAGAAAGAAGTTGATTTAAATAAGTCTGCGTCAAAGAAGCGAACATTGAAAAAGGTGTATCGCTATGAGGACGAACAAGGAAACCTGCTTTACGAAAAGTTGCGTTACGTAACAGAAGATGGAAAGAAGTCATTTAGCCATCGTCGTCCTGACCCGGATAATCCTGGTGAATACATATGGAGCGCAACCGGTGTTCGCAAGGTCCTTTATCGCTTGCCTGAAGTTGTTAGCGCATTAGTTAACGACGAAACAATCTGGCTTGTTGAGGGGGAGAAAGACGCAGACACGCTCGCCGAAAAGGGCCTGTGTTCAACAACGATGTCCAGCGGTGCTGGTCACTGGGAGCAGGATTTCACAGAACTGCTTGCTGCTGCAAAGTTCGTAGAGATTATTGCCGACAACGACGAATCTGGAAAGAAACATGCATTAAGCGTCAGGGAATTGCTTCTTGCTGCTGGTGGTAATTGCCGTGTCCGCATATCACCGTTTGGCAAGGACATCACCGACCATATTGAAGCAGGGCACAAGGCATCAGAATTGGTCGACCTTGATTACGAACTGCCAGAGGGAATGGCGGATGAGATTCTCGACTCTGCAGACGAGCGAGCCGTAGAAGACGAATTGCTTGATGGGATTAAGGATGTTCTTGCTCTTGACAAGTTGACGCTTGAGCAAAAACTCAACCGTTTATCGATGGTCATCAATACGTTCAGCCCGGAGGAAGTATCTGACCCTGGTCGTTTGGTTAACTGGCAGGAGTTCCTCCAAGAAGCGGATAACGATACCTATGAATGGGTCATCCCTGGCCTGCTTGAAAAGAGCGAGCGTGTAATTGTCGTTGCTGCTGAAGGCGTTGGCAAGACGATGCTCGCCCGTCAGGTCGCTATCTGTTCTGCTGCTGGCATGCATCCATTTACGTACCAACCAATTCCGCCAGTGCGAACCCTAATGATTGACCTTGAAAACCCAGAGCGAATTATTCGTCGTGCATCGCGCAAGATTATGGACAATGCGGTGCAAATGTCACACAACAAAGAAGTTGATGCGCGCTTGTACATACGTCCGCAAGGAATAGACATTTGTAATGCCCGTGACCGGATGGTCATTGAGCAGTTGATTGATACTGTAAAGCCACAGTTGATTTGCATGGGGCCTTTGTACAAGGCCTACTTGGATAACGGAACGAAAACATCAGAAGCACTCGCCATCGAGGTCGCACGCTTCCTTGACAAGATTCGTGACGTATATGGGTGTGCCCTTTGGTTGGAACACCATGCCCCTCTGGGCTCGACCATGTCAACCCGTGACCTGCGACCATTTGGCTCTTCCGTATGGTCTCGTTGGCCTGAGTTCGGTATCTCCATTACTCCAGACCCAACTGCGGTTGAGGGTTACGTTTATGATGTTCGCCATTTCCGTGGAGCCCGTGATAAGCGCGCCTGGCCAATCAAGATGAAGCGTGGAACGCGCTTGCCATTTGAGGTCTTGGATTTCATGAAAATGGATTAGACTATTTACATGGCAGATAAGTCACAGTCTTTGACGAGGGAGTTCCTTGCTGAAAGGGACACCCGTATCTTCAAGATGAAGCAGGCAGGGCATTCCAACCAGGAGATTGGGAGACGCTTTGGCGTAAGCACGCAGGTTGTTGGCAAGGCCATAAGCAGGCAGTTAGAGAAGCTCAATCGCGAAGCATTGATGGCTTACCCAGAAGTTTTACGTATGGAGCTAGAAAGACTCGATGCACTACAGCAAGCCATTTGGCCGATGACTCAACCACGCAAGCAGCGCATGGATGATGGGACCGAAGTTGTCATGGAGCCTGACCTTAAGGCCATACAGCAAGTATTAGCGATAATTGATAGGCGCGCAAAACTTCTTGGCATGGAGCAGAACAACGTAAATATTCAGATGGATGTTGGTGTACAGACGCCTATTCGCGCGACATTGGCTGGTGCTGTAGCAAAGTCTGCTTCTGACCAGTTCAGTCCGGAGAGTGAAGTACGCAAGCTTCTTGAGATTATGGGTAGTTCTGGTGTCATGCCTCAAGACGAGATTGATAAGATTCTTGGAACGACTAAAAGGCTTCAGGAAATTGGCACTGGAGACATTATCGACGCAGAAATAATCGATGATATGGTGGACAATGAGGATTGGGAAGAGACTGATACTGATGGCACGAACTAACAAGAATCGTCCGGAGATAATTAATATCCTGGAGCAGCCCGTCGCCCCAATTGACGAGACCATTGCGCCAACGCCAGAGGAACAGTTCGACAACATTGAAGCCGCCATGGACAAGATTGCGGAAACAATCGGAACATCTAGAAGAACAAATACAGGTTCTGAACCAGGTGAGCCAGCGCAACGTCAAGTTCTGATTCGTGCATCCGTGCGCGACCATGAAAGATGGAAGAAGTGTGCGGAGATGAAAGGCGTTGCATTGTCTGAGTTGATTCGCGAACTATGCAATAAGCTTGCGATTGAGATGCTTGAATGCACTCACCCGCGTGAATTTAGAAAGACATATAAATGGTCAGACACTTGTCTACGATGCAATACCCGCTTGAGGTAAGCGAATAATGAAAATTGAGTACATTTCGTTCACTGATTTTTTAGCTGACGCAAGTATCAAATTTGAAAAGTGGGCAGCGCAAGACAAATCACTCCGATACGGACAGGTGTATTTCAACCTGCTCTCGTCGGCACGACCAGACATTGCCGAATCTCTCCGTGGAACGATGCTCGACCCGTTCCATCGCAATGAGGTAAAAGACGAGACACATAAGTTTGTTGAGAGCAAGTGGTGAGATGGGTATTGCCATATATAACGATGTTGCTGTTGACCCTGTTCCCCCAACCCCAGACTCTCAGGGTCGTGATGGCATACAGACTCCTACGGCGAACCAGTCGATACTGATGCATGCCGCCCTATTTGGGCACCCTGTTGGATACGCGCAGGAACAGAACGGCAAGTTGATTCAAGACGTGTTCCCGGTTAAGGGAACTGAGACAAGACAGATATCAACATCCTCGAAGACCGAGTTGGCTCTTCATACAGAGACTGCTTTCCACCCGTATAAGCCAGATTACGTGCTACTTCTGTGCTTGCGTGGCGACGAGAACGCAGAGACAACATTCGCTTCTATTGAGAATATCCTTCCCTATCTAAGCCAGCACACAATTGACACCCTCCAAGAAGAGTGGTTCGTCACTGGCATAGATGAGAGTTTCCGCACCCATGGTGAGCCAGATGTGGAGATACCTCTTTCTGTGCTGAAAAGAGATGAACGTGGATGGAGACTTACTTACGACGCAACTGTGATGAAGGGCATCAACGAAGCGGCTGACATGGCGTTGCGCAATCTTGAATGGGCTGTTTCTATGGGAACCCAGTCCATTGCGCTGAAGACCGGTCAGTTAATGGTGATTGACAACAACAGCACTGTGCATGGTCGTAAACCATTCCAGCCTCGTTATGACGGTACTGACAGATGGTTGAAGAGGGTGCTTGTTGTGGAGGAACTTCCTCCGGACAGTGAATACGACAACGGCGTTATAACGACGCAGTTCACATCCGCCAGTTAGCCAACCCGCCCTTACTGTGCTCCATGATGTAGCGGGCAACCATTAAATTACAGTGCACGGTTTTTAGCCCTTGCATGTGATTCAGGATTGCATTATCTCCGCACACTTTCGCTGTTACTGAGCGCCATGAAGAATTAATTTGGAGGAGGCCAGTGTCATACGAGCCATCCTTGTTAAGCGCGTAGGTCATATTGCCATTCGCGTCCCACTTGGCGTTCTGTGCCTTTGGTCGACAGCCGGATTCACGCCAGGCGATATACGACCAAGTTTGAACAGGGTGTAACCCGTATGCCTCGAATACTGGCTCTAGTTTCGGACAACGCATTGACGGGTTGGCTGGCACCTTGGAGCGCTTGCCTGTGTGGTCATTTTTGACTGGTGGCAAGTCAGGAAGCGATGTGAGCGCAAAACGCTTTACGAGCGCCCTTTCATCGTCAGAGGTTTCAACGGCCCTTATAGAGGCTGCTACGGCCCTCTGCGGGCCGTTTACGGCCGTGTCCTGGCCGTTCCTTGGAAGGCTTAACCCTCCGATAAATAAGAGTATAGAGATTCCATATCCGTAAAGAGTATTCAATTCCTTTTCCTTTGTTCGGTTGATAGGACTGGGCGGAAATTTGAGAAGCGCCCTGGTTATTTAGCTAACTAACCTCATGCATAAATTATACCCCCCACTGACACCTAAATGCAATATTTCGTCAAATGATGACGGAAAAACGCCTGGATTGAGCCTTACTGGGCAAGGGTTTTAAAAAAAGTATAGATTTTTTGCCCGTAGAACGCCAAAACCCCCTCGCGAGCGACGTTCCGTGAACACTCGAAGGGGGTTAGACGCCTCTTATTGAAGAGAACTTAGAAGGGTTCTTCCTCCGTTGGAGCAGCCTTGCGTGCTGCTACTGGAGCCTTCTTCGCTGCACCAGCAGTGGCGAGCTCCCCCTCACCACCCTTAATGGAACGACGCTCAAAGGTTTCGACTGATACGAGACCCAACCCAATGTTGTCTGCGATAAGAACAATCTTGCTGCGCTTGTCACCCGTGGTCTTGTCATTCCAGGTTTGCTGTTCAATTCGACCTGAGACAACAACGCGGAGACCCTTTGAAAGGACTCGTGCTACGTCCTCTGCCAGGTAGCGCCAGGCGTGGATTTCGTAGTAGGAAACTTGCTCCTTCTTTTCGCCATTGTCGGTCCATGTGCGGTTGTCCGCGATACTGAACGTGGCTTTCGCTGTTCCGCTGTCAAAGACCTGTAGTTCTGGGTCTGCTGTGAGATTCCCAGTTACGGTAATGCTGTTCATTATTACTCCTAACTCGTTGCTGTGTGGCCGTGGCCTTGGAGCAATCAGCATAGCGCCCGTGCTAGGGTATTGCAATGCCTTTGACAGAAAAGTTTGCAGAACAAAGATTGGCCATCATAAAGCATTTACAAAATGAGCTATTTACATTGGTGGCTACTGATGAAATGAGCGACTCCGAAGAGCAGGAAGTCAAACTCCAAATGAGAGAGGTGGCTCAGGCTCTGCTTGTCGCCCTTGGACTCGAAGTAACCGGAGAGTCAGATGGTGTCATCCAAGCAAACATCATTTTGAGCGAGCTGGGAGAAGAATGAGAATCCACCCGTCTATTGAGCATTTAGCGGTACCCGTAAGCACGCTTGTCCCTTTGGAGAACAATCCACGCAAAGGAGACCTCGGAGCAATTATTGCTTCGTATAGGCAGTTCGGTCAGGTCAAGCCAATTGTTGTGAAGACAAACGGTGACGGTACGTCTACGGTTATTGCTGGCAATCACCAGTTGCAGGCAGCAAAGCAAATGGGTTGGACAGAGATTGCTGTCGTTGAACTTGAGGGCGACGATAAAGAGGCTATTGCTTTTGCGCTTGCTGATAATCGTACTTCTGAGCTTGGTTTCACAGATAATGGTCTTGTTCTTGAGTTGATGTCAGAAATACCCGAGTACTCATATTTCCTTGAGGAGCTCCAGTGGGACGAGTTTGAGCGTGCGGCCCTGACTGAATGGGTTGACAAGAATGACGACGAAGACAAAGAAGAAAAGGGTTATGTGGCTCCGGTGATTGTGGAGCCTCTAGACAGCAAGGTTGTTAAAACGACAAAGAATGAAGACGGAGAGACTGTACTTACTGCAACAAGCACTGTCGATTCACAGGATGCTGTTACCCGTGGTAGTGGAGCAATCAATTCTGGCGGTGGCGGTTCTGCAGTAGTTCAGTACACACTCGTATTTGACGACGCTGACCAACAAAAAGACTGGTACTCGTTCATTCGTTATCTGAAGTCATCACCCGTATACGAAGGTGATACAACTGCAGAGCGTCTAATGAACTTCGTACAATCGCACGCTGACTACTAGAACAAATCGTCTGGCAGGTCGCGCAAGAATACAGGGCGCTTGTTATCTACATCGAAAGCGTCGAGATAGCCGTCGGCATCATCTTTTTTCTTTTTGTTGACAACAACAAAGATGTATGCAGCGAGAAGCCCGTGCACAAAACCGAGAATAAGTCCTAATGCGTAATCCATAATCATGTATCAGACGATAGCGGGCTTACAAGTGTTTTGCAAATTCCTGGGCGAGTGAACGCTTGGTCTGAGCACCTATGACAGCCACCTGCGGGGAACCGCCATCAAATGAAATCATTGTCGGGATGCTGTAAATGTTTAGTTGCTGTGCGATAGATGGGTACTCATCAACATTGAGCTTTCCTACAGACACCTTGTCTCCGTACTCTTGTGCAAATGCTTCAAGCTCTGGAGCCATTGCTTTGCACGGGCCACACCAGGGAGCCCAAAAGTCAACGATGACTGGTTTGCTCCCTGATGTGACGAATGTCTCGAATGATTGGTCTGTGAGTTCTTTAATCATGTCTACTCCTAGCGAACTGGGCATGCACCCGTGGAGCAATTGTCGAGGTCAAGCATGTCACCCGCTGTTGTTTGGAGTGGCACCGTGAAGTCGATTTTGCTATAGAGACGATTGTACTCTGCCTCCGTGATTTCTTCATATGGGGGAAGCGGGAAGT